TAATATATCATGTAGTTCTTGATCAGCATATATAAATCTATAATCAGAATCATTTGCACTCGGTGGATCAACTGCTTCTATTTTTTCGAATCTATCCATTATTAAGTTATAATAGAAATATTTATTTATATTATAAATAAATATTAATAAAACAATTATGTCTAAATATAAAATACATTTAGGTTACATTATTGAAAGTACTCAAGAAAATAAAGAATGTTATCAACAACTCCATTATAATTTAAAAGATTATAATTTAGAAATTAGCAGTATGTATATAGATTTTAAAAGAGGAGATTTACGTACAGACAGAAGTATTAATTTTGATGTTAATTCATCTGATATTTTAGATATTATCCAAAAAATTCCACGAGAATATATTTTTGTTTATGTAATCAATATAGAAGATAATTATAAAATTATTTATGATTATGCAGATTGTATTAGGAGTAAGAAATTAAACGAAGAAGAAATAAATATATACAATAAATTAAAAGAAACTATTAATAAAAATGATACAGAGAATAAATACATCAAAGAATTAGAGAATAGAATAGAAGAAGTATATGAGGAAATTAATACACTTAAAAACTCATCTAATATAAATCAAAATAAAAAAAATGATTCAAAAATAGAAATTATTGAAGAATTAGATTAGTTTAAATATAAATAATTTAATATAAATAATTAATTATATATATATAAATGAATACAGAACCATCTTCTAAAAATGTCGATATTAATAAGGTAATTCTTATTGAAACTAATAGAACAAAACAAGAAGTAGAAAGAACAAAACAAGAAGAGGAAAGAACAAAACAAGAAGAAGCAAGGACTAAACAAGAAGAGGAAAAAACAAAACAAGCAATTGAATATACAAAACAACTTGAACTTCAATACGAAATTAAAAAATTAGAGTTTGAAGATGAGGAATCTGAAGATGATGAAGAGTCAGATGATGAAGAGTCTGAAGTTGAAGAGTCTGAAGAAGAAGATTATAAACAAGCTGTAGAAGAAGTAGAATCAGATGAAGATTCAGATGTATTAACTGAATCATCCGAGGAAATTATTCCTAAAAATAGACCAGATCGTATTCAAGAACTTGAACAAAAACTACAAAGTTTAAAAGAAGAAAAGGATTCATTAGTTGATCTATAAAGGTTTAATAAAAATTGATTTATAAAATTTATATAAAAATTAATATATTTTTATATATAAAAGATGCCAAATTGGGTAGAAAATACGATTGTTGTTGTCGGTCAAAAAGAAATGTTAGATGATTTTGAAGAACATAAATTTAATTTTAATCATTACGTTCCTCGCCCACCAGAAGAAGAAGCAAATTGGTATGAATGGAATTGTAATAATTGGGGTACTAAATGGGAGGTACCAGAGGATGACGTATCAATAGATAGAACAGATGATGAAAAAATTACATTTAATTTTAATACAGCTTGGTCACCACCATTACAATTTTTAAGAAAATTATGTACAATATATAATAAAATTTACATAGAATGCAATTATATAGATGAAGGAATGGTAGATAGAGGTATTGTAATTTTAATAAAAAATAATGGATTAATAAAAGAAAAATCATTCACGTGGGAACAACCATATAATTTTGAAAATATTGAAGAAATAGAAGACACTACAAATGAACCAGTAAATGCAGAACAAGTGATTAATATAACATTATAAAAATTGATTTATTTAGATTATAATTAAGATACAATAAAGAATTATATCTATCAAAATGGCTAATTACCTAAATGAAATAACTAACTTTGTAAATATTGTGAATAATAATTATATTATTCAAAATAATCATCCTCTAATTTTTTATGGTCCAAATGGAAATATCTCAATTAATGAACTTCGTAGTCAACTACGAAATAGTCAAGATTGGATTCGTATGAAGACATATGTCTTAACAACAATTGATTATATTCTATTTCATACGAATGGTCCTAATGCGCAATATATGAATGATTATGTTGATGAACTTAATAATCAAATTAATAATGTAAATAATATGATTTTTTCCCCACAAGATCAATATATACTTTACATGATTATGAATATTGTTATTAATTCAACACGTGACCAAAAGAAAGAGATTTTTAATCTTTTTTCCGCACTTATTTAATTTATTAAAAAATTGATTTTTGATTATTAATATATCAATATCATAATACAGTATATCTAATATGTATATTAATTGTATTAAAGAAACTGATAATACGCATTCCATATTTATCATGATCGATCATTTTCTGACGACGACAGAAATTGCTAGGCATCATGAACTTTTAAATGATGTGAATGATTGGAAAGGTGGAACTTTTTTTGGAAACGGAATGCCTCGTCTTCAAAAATGGTTTCAAGATGATAATAAATATTTTTCAAAAAATTGGCATACTCAAACACATGAAAGATGGATGGCACAAAATGCAGATGAATGGCTTATGAATTTGCGTCAAAAAGTTCAAACTAAAGTAGATGAAATTTTTGATAATGAAATTGATGGAAAATTAAATGGATGTAATCGTCCTATTCTAAATAGTTCGCTTATTAATTATTATCGTGATGGTAAAGACACTATCAGATATCATCGAGATGATGAGAAAGTTTTTGGAGATAATCCTACAATTACAATGTTAACTTTCGGAGCAGAGCGTGAATTAAAATTTAAGCGCCCTGATAATCGTGAGCTAGATAAATCTTATGTAATTAAAAGTGGATCATTATTTATGATGATGGGTAGTGTTCAAAAAAAGTATATTCATGGAATAGAACGTAATCTTGAAGTGACAGAAGGTCGTTATAGTTTAACATTTCGAGAACATAAAAATTGATTTATAAAAATTATAATAGAAAGAAATTTAATATTATATAAAATGAATTTAGATGAAAAGTTTAATATTATAAAAATGCAATATGAAAAAATATCAGAAAATTTAGAAAAATATAAACATAATCGTTTATCGGTTGAATATTTAAATCAACAAAAAGAAAGATTAGATAAAGCAATTGAATCAATGCTATTTGATTGTTCAACAGATGATTTGATACTTGAAATAAATGAACTTCAAATAGAACGAGAAAATATACTAAATCAATTTAGGAATTATAAAACTTTTCCTAACGAGTATAATGAACAACTAATGAAATTAAATGAAAGGTTAGTATATCTATCTAATATAAAAAGAAGTAAAAATTGAAATTTAATAGATAAATGAGTATATTTATTATGGTAATTTAAAATGAAGATTAACTTCAATAATGATATTATGATAGTAAATTTTGCCGGTGATAAGAAGTCAATGAATGAGATTCTTGATCCTATTTCAAATGAATATGAGGGACCTTTGATTAATCGCCAGGGTCATAATTTCCCAGCAGAATATATTAATAAGGAACATATTTTGTATCCTTATAAGAGCAAGTGCAAGTATGTAATTGGTGTAACTGGTACTACAAACTTGCGGCATGAGATGCTTCATGCAAAATTTTACATTGACAAGAAATATCGTGAGTCAATTATCAATGAATGGAATGAATTGAGTGATGATCGACGCAAAAAGATTACAGACTTTTTGAAGAAACTTGGATATTCTGATAAGGTGATTATTGATGAGTATCAAGCTTATCGATATAGCGAAAAACCAAATTTTTTTGGATTTAAGATTGAATAAACATTTTTTTATAATTTTATATAAATATATGTCAACAACAAATATTTATATTTTATCATTAGTTGAAAATAAATATTACATTGGTTATACAGATAATATAAAAAAACGTGTTCAAGAACATATTGATGGTAAAGGTTCTTCATTTACAAAAAAGTATAGACCAACAAGTTTAGTTAAAGTATATGAAAATGTATCTCCTTTAAAAGTTGATAAATATGTTATTAAATATATGAAAAAATTTGGAATAAATAATGTAAGAGGTGGATCATATAAAAATGTAGAATTGAAGAAAAAACAAATTGATGAATTAGAAAAACACGGTATTAAATATCCGAAAGTAAATAAAAATTTAATAGATACAATAAATTTAGATGAATTAATAATAGATGATATAGATGAACAAGTATTAAAAATACCAATTAAAAATGCAAATGGTACATGTTTTAAATGTATGAAGGATGGACACTACATGCCTGAATGTAGAGAAACAACTGATAAATTTGGAAATAGAATTGAAGAGGAAGAAGGAAATGAATTAGATGCATTTTTTAAATATGATCCTATGGATAAATAAGTTATATATTTTATATATATAATTATATACAAATGTCAAACTTTATTAAAAAATGGTCACAAAGTTATGATTTTGAAGGTGGTTGGGGATTATTAATAGGGTATAATAATAATATATATTTTCCATCACGCGGTAATATTATTAAAATAAATTTAGATGGAACTAAAAATGATTCTAGTTGGGCTAATTCTACACAAGGTCTTTCAGATGCACAATCGATGGTTATTGATGGAAATTATATGTATGTTAGTAATTATCAATCAAATATAATTAAAAAAATTAATTTAACAGATAAAACAAGTTCAACTTTTAAGGAATCATTTAGTGGTCCTGTTGGATTAGCAATTTATAATGGATATATGTATTTATGTAGTTATGCTTCAAATAATGTTAGTAAAATTAGTTTAACTAATCCAATAGATTCTAACTTATCATGGATGTCATCTAATATTAATCGTCCAACTTCATTAGCAATTTATAATGATTTTCTATACGTATGTAATTCTACGGAAATTACTAAAATAAATTTAATAGGTGCACCAAGTAATACATCTTTTATAGCATCTGGATTAAGTGGTCCAACTGGAATAGCGATATATAATGGATACATATATGTAAGTAATTATAATTCAAATAAAATTTGTAAATTTAGTCTAAATAATCCAACAACTAATCCTGAATTAAATTGGCTTACAGGTTTAGAGAACCCATCAGGAATAACTATTTATAATGATAATATGTATATTAGTAATTATGCGGATGGTGGTAAACCTGCAAATACATTTATAAGTAGAATTAATATGAATCCTGCATCATGTTTATT